TGGACCTGACGGACGTTATCGAAGCGGACCTATTAGTAGAAACCCCAAGCGAATCAATAAGTTACGACGGGAGCATTTAACATCTCACATATTAAGTGCGTCGATACAGCGAGGTTTGCCGTGTTGCGTCGCGCTATAAAGGGTGCCGACTAGCCCTCGATCACGCATATAAAAGGTGCCGCCATCCCGCGATTCCTTTGTAATGTCGTTGGGGGGGGCATAGCAGAGCTGTTGTAGGCGTCGCGACATGACACGGCTCCATGGAGGGTATCTCCCGATCTGGAACACAAAAATGAGAAAACGTGATTTTGCAGTATTACTAATAATTCTCGCGGCTTACTACACCTTGAAGGGGGTAGGGGGGCTAATTGAGAGGGGGCGGTGTTTGTGAGAGTACCTATGAAAAAAAATGACAAAGATCAGAAATCGCCAGTCGAGTGTGCCAATTGCAGAAAGACTGCTTGGGTGAAGGAGGATGAGTTGCACTACTGCCCCTCATGCTACCGGAAGGTACAGAGGTTATCGGATAGCAGGGCGACTTTTAATCTAACGCATGGCTAGGGGTAAGAGGGGGGCGGTCTTTTTGAGAACTGAAAACAGGAAAATATGAAATGTCACTTTACAGAAATATTGCAAAACGAAGGGCTTCTGGCAAGACGATGCGACGTAAGGGTGCTGCGGGAGCGCCTAGTGATCAAGATTTTAAGAATGCTGCTAAGACGGCTAAGAAAAAGAAGCCGAAGTAATGGTTGCCCCGAACAAAGGTAAGGCGAAGGTCAAGGTTACTGCGTCGGGCAAGCGTGTGTCCTACGGTCAGGCTGGGAAGGCTGCTGATGGTGGGCGAAGGGTTAAGCCAGGAACCAGCAAGGGCAATAGTTATTGCGCCCGATCGCTGGGCATAAAGAAGCGTTTGCCGAAGAGCAAGCAGAACGATCCGAACACCCCAAACAATTTAAGTAGAAAGCGTTGGAAATGCTCTGGCGCTAAATCCAAAAAGTAGGAGTTTGATATGCCAAATGTATCTGGAAAGAAGTACCCATACACCAAGGCTGGTATGGCGGCTGCGGAGAGGGCGAGAGCCGAGGCTAAGAAGAAGAAAAAGAAGAAGAGCAAATGATAAAGAAATCCAGGTGTGATCATAGGGAAAAACTGGGCAGTAAGGGTGATCTGCGTCGCCCTACAGACACTAAGACGTTTGAGAGTAACTGGGACCGGATCTTTGCTAAGAAGCCGTTAGAGGAGCGTAAGGATGCCTAGCTTGATATTGCAACGGTTTGCCTACCATCCGGAGGGTACGTTAGGCGTCCTTTTAGCGTCCGTAGGATACTTCTACACGGTCGAAAAGCCTTGGGAGGACAATACGCCCTACAAGTCTTGTATACCCGAGGGAGAGTACCCTATGGCTTGGGAACGCAGCCCTAAGTTTGGTATGTGCTGGCATGTAAATGACGTACCGAATAGAACCCATATTCTCATTCATGCAGGCAATACAGCTAGGGATGTAGTTGGTTGTGTTGCTGTCGGTAGATCTTTGCTCGGGGATACGATTGGTGTGTCTGAGAGTCGAAAAGCTATGGCTGAGTTAGAGGGGATAACGACGGGGGGAGAATGGACGCTCAACGTAAGCTTTGTAAAAGATGCGGCATTGAACTTGAGTTAAGTGCTTTCAGGAAGAAACGGCGGGTGTGCCGCCCTTGTGAGTTACAGCAGCTAAGGGATCGCGATACTGGTAGTGAGGGTTGGTTCCGTCGAGTCTTAAAGTCCAGCAAAGATAACGCCAAGCAAAAAAGTGTTTTAAATGATTTGACGATAGACGATATAAGAGACGTTTTTGAGCAGCAGAAAGGTAAGTGTGCCGTTACCCGACTACCGCTGACTACTGAAGCCTCTACGCACTTCCACCCGCGCTGGACAAATGCTTCGCTTGACCGTTGCGACGTAGATGTCGGCTACACGAGAAAGAACATTATTATGGTTTGCTGGTCTGTAAACAGGATGCGCCACAGGATGTCTTATGGGGATTTGAGGTTTTGGTGCGAGTTGATTTTGGACGGGGTCGATCCGTCAGTAAAGAATCCTAAAAGTTGACCCTAGCGTCAGTACGGGGGAGGAGATTGAACTGGGCTAGGGTCTGTTACATCTAGCAGGAAGTAACGCTACAAAGTATGGATTAAACCACTTGGCGTTGCAATATGAACGACATCGAAAATATCGCACGGGTACTGAAAGGTGATTTCCCGAAATATGCGAAAAATATTCTAAAAGTAGTAACTAAAGAGGGGCAGATAATGCCCTTCGATTTGAATCCTGGTCAACTTGCGATCCACAAGCAGTTGGAAGCCCAGTTAAAAGAGACGGGGCGAATAAGAGCCCTTGTACTAAAAGCCCGACAGGTGGGCATATCTACCTATGTGGAGGGGCGATTCTTCTGGAAAATAACTCAAACTAAAAATGCAAATGCCTTCGTACTTTCGCACTTGGCGGAATCAACTAATTCGATCTTTAACATGGTGCGTCACTTCTATGAAAACGTACCTCATCCTGCCTTCAAACCGCCTCTTGCTTCGCAGAGCGCACAGACGCTCTCGTTTGATGGTCTCAACTCACGTTACCGCGTCGGTACAGCACGAAGTACTCAGACCGGACGAGGACAAACAAACCGCTTTATCCACGGTTCCGAGGTAGCGTTCTACCCAGCAGGGTCCGATATCGTTGCAGGACTGCTCCAAACTGTAGGTAATAAAGACAGTGAGGTGATATTAGAAAGCACTGCCAATGGTGCAGGCGGATGGTTTTATGACCAGTGTATGAAGTCTTTGCGCGGGGAAAGCGACTGGATCGTCTGCTTTGTCCCATGGTATTGGATGCCCGAGTATCGCCGCACTGTAAGTCCGTACTTCGAGCGAACCGAAGAAGAGGAAGAGCTTGCTCGGCGCTACGAATTAGACGATGCTCAATTGTGCTTTCGGCGGAGTAAGCTGGATGAGTTGGGTTCCACAGACTTGTTCTGCCAAGAATATCCGTCTACTCCGCTGGAGGCATTCCTCACATCGGGTCGCTGTTTTGTTGAAGACCCATGCCTCGTTAAAGCCGAACATAGCTGCTACACCCCTGACTTTTCAGGGGAGCTTGTTAATAGCGAAATAATTTCCAGACCGCATGGTCGTTACAAAGAATGGGACTCTCCCCGTGAAGGATCTTACGTTATTGGCGTGGATGTCGCGGAAGGTTTGAGTCATGGGGACTACTCCTGCGCTCAAGTAATTGACCATCTCGGGCGACAGGTTGCATGTTGGCATGGGCATATAGACCCTTACCAGTACGCTGATTTGCTGTTATCGTTGGCAAATCGCTGGAATAGTGCGTATGTGATCATTGAGAGAAATAATCACGGTCTTACTACACTTCGGCGTCTACAAGAGTTACAATATGTTAATCTGTACATCGAATCGAGCGTAGACAATGCTTACGGTGATAGATTAACGAAGCGGGGCGGTTTTCTCACAACGAGTAAAACCAAGCCGTTGATCATTGATAATCTGGCTGCATTGCTGCGTCAGAGCGATTCTGGCATCGCAGACACTGAGTTAGTGGCTGAATGCCGAACGTATGTTATCGATGAGAAGGGTGCTACTAACGCCCAAAGCGGATGTTACGACGACCGCCTGATGGCTTTTGCCATTGCCTTACACGGATTAACGAGCCTGCCCCGACCTAGAGAAAGAAAGGTCGCGCATAGGTTTTCGGCTTTTGATCCAATTGTAGGGTACTAAGTGGACGAATTCGTTGAAGACGATATCGAGAATGAGGCTCAAGACATTGAGCTTGCGAACCTTGGCGCTCGGCTAAAAGCCCTCTATAGGGAATACAAAGACGCTCGGCGAGATATCGAAGCCGAATGGCTAATGGACTTGCGCCAATATAATGGGCAGTACGAGCCAGATGTCATTGCTCGGCTAGACTCCCAAGGCGCCAGATCGAAAGTATTTGTAGGTTTAACCCGTACAAAAGTCATGGCGGCGTACAGCCGAATCGTCGATCTAATGTTTCAGGCATCCGATACCTATTTCGGAATTAGACCAACTCCCCGCCCAACTATTGATCCAATGAAAGCTATGCAAATGCGTCAGCAAGCGATGCAAGAAGTAGCTGCGGCGTCAGGTATGCCCACTGCGGACGGCATGAACGATCTTGTGACTGCTCGTATGGAAGAGCTGGAGCCAATGTTCCTCGATGCAGAGAAGCAAATAGCTGAAGAAGCCTCAAAAGAAATGACAATTGATATTTTAGATCAGTTGACTGAGGCAAATGCGGACCAAAAGATTAAATCTGCAATCATGGAAGCCTGCATATTCGGTAGCGGTGCTATTAAGAGCGGCACGGTATCTATAGATCGAAGCCAGTCGTATAGCAAAGTCGTTAACGAGATGGGCGAAAGCGGCTTTGCTCTATCAATGATTGAGAAAGTGGTCCCCGATATCGAGTCAGTTTCCATATTTGACTTATATCCCGACCCTTATTGTACAAATTTACGAGACTGCGACGGCTTATTCCGTAGGCACATCCTTACCAAACGCCAATTACGCGAACTAAAAGACCTACCAGGATTCGATAGCGAAGAGATCGAGGAAGTTATTCGGACTCAGCGCAAAGGAGATCACACCGAAGAGACGCACGAACGCACTCGCAGAGAGATATCTGGCGTTAACGACCAAGGTGAATCGCGCAGATACGAAGTATTAGAGTACTGGGGCTGTATTGACGGTCAAGACTTGCAAGATTACGGCGTAGATCTAGATGAAGACACAGATTTAACCCAGCAATTTGACTCTAATGTTTGGTTGCTCTCCGGAAAGGTTATTAAGATCCAGTTAAATCCAGTAATGGGTTACAAGATTCCATACCAAATATTCCCTTACGAAAGATCCCCTCACCAATTTTGGGGAACTGGCGTACCAAAAATGATGCGTGATAGCCAAAGCACTATGAATGCCGCTACACGCATCTATCTAGACAATATGGCTCTTTCTAGTGGACCGATGCTTGAGGTCAATTCAGACCTGTTGGCTGCTGGAGAAGATCCGACAGATATCCATCCATGGCGAGTATTTTTGAGAGAGGGTGGTGATGGCACCATGCCTGCTGTTCGATTCTTTCAGCCTATCGCAAACGCTAATGGTTTGACTTCGATCATAGATATCTTCCGTAGGTTTGCGGATGAGACTACGTCGTTACCATCCTACACACACGGCGAACAGACCAAGTCTTTAAACAAGACAGCAACGGGCATCAGCATGCTAATGGGTGCAGCTAACGTCGCGCTCAAGTCTACGATTAAAAACCTAGACGACTTTTTGGTCCGACCTATGGTCGAGTCTTTGTTCCATTTCAATATGCAATACGGAACTAACGAGAAATCAAAAGGCGACCTAAAGGTAATTGCTAGAGGCTCCACTGCGCTTATCCAGAAAGAAGTCCAGTCACAACGACTGCTTCAGTTCATGTCTTTGTTGGGTAGCCCTGAAGACCAAATGCTTGTGAATCGACCTCAGTTACTGAAGCAGATTGCAGAGTCTATGGATATTGATCCAGAAGCATTCATGAAGTCAGAGGAAGAGATCAATGCCGAAATCCAACAACAGCAAGCCCAGCAACAGCAAATGCTCCTTGCAGCAAGCCAGGGCAATCAATCGCCTGACGGCAATGCCGGAATGGCTCCTCCTAATGGAGTTATGTGAAGAAAGATTATCGGAAGCCCATCGTGATTTAGAGACGGTGGATGAAAAGTATTTTCGAGCGAAGCAAGGAAAGGTCAGTGAGATCAGATACATGCTGAGTTTGGAGGAGATGGCGAAAGCCATCTTAAACCGTAGCCAGACACCTTCGAGTACACCTGGTTACGAAATGTAAAAGGACTCTCTACGAGAAGTAGACCCAAGGATTGAACGATGAGAAATGACCCAGAGCAGTTAGAACGCGAAGCACGAGAGATTATGGAGCAAGCAAGGAATGCCGCTTCAGGAACCAATCAAGATGACGGTCTTGAGACGGACACCCCTGAACGACAGGAAGAGCAGCACCAAGATGCCCCCACGGAGTCTGTGGATACGGCGGAAGAACTCGATGCAGAGGCTCAAGAGTCAGATGAGGATCGCGGCGAACCTCAACTGGACGATGCCGTCACTAAGGCGGAACAGCGCGTAAAAAATGCTCAGGCGAAAATGACGAAAGCTTTGCAGGAAACCTCTGCTCTCCGTAAGCATATGGAGAATCTCCAGAGAGTTAATGATGAGTTAAGTCAACAGTTAGCTGCCAAAGAAGAGAAGGACGACAGACTTGATGAGGTAAGGGAGAACTACCCTGACATTGCAGGTCCATTGCTCGACGCTTTAGAAAAGCAGAAAACTGAAGTTCAACAAACCCGCGAAGCTTTAGCTCAACAACAAAGAGTAGCTTACGAAAGAGAACAAAATGTTGAAATTGAGGAACACTGGTCTCGCATAAGAGATTATCACCCAGACGTTGACGACTTGCTCGTCACTACTGAGTGGAATGACTGGCTAGAAGATCAGTCCTCTACCGTCCAAAGATGGGTCAACGAAGGTAGCTCTAACGACGCTGTTTCTGTGTTGCAGAAGTTTAAGGTGGATATGGGTATTGGCGAACCAACGCCGCAAGAGAAGGTCTTAGAAAAAGCGAGAAAAGTGGCTGAACCAAAAATGCCATCGGCTCGCAAGACCAACACCAAAGCCGGAAAGAAAACGTGGACGGTCGAAGAGATTAAAGCCATGCCCAATCGTGAATTCGAGAAGCATCAAGCTGAGATTATGGAAGCCTACGCGCAGAATCAAATCCGGACTTAATTTTTACTCTTGCTACAGGAATAAGTTATGTCTTTTTCACAATTCAGTACCGGAACTACTTCGGAAGTAAACTTCATACCAGAAGTTTTCAGTAAATTATTACAAGCTAAATTTTATAAAACTTCAGTATTGCCTGCAATTAGTAACTCGGATTACGAAGGCGAAATTTCCGGAATGGGCGACAAGGTTGTTATAAGAGCGGTCCCCGCTGTAACGATCAACAACTACACAGGATCTGTTACCACACAGGAACTGACAACGTCAAAGATTGATTTACTGATCGACAAAGCTAAGTACTTCAGCTTTTTAGGCGACGACATCTTGGGAGCGCAATCTGACATAGATTACGTTTCTAAAGCATCTGACGAAGCTGCTGAAGGTATGCGTGTAGCGGTAGAGACCGATGTACTAGCTAGCGTTGTAACAGGCGCAACTACCATTCAGTCTCAAGCTACGATTACTGCCAATAATGTTTTAACTAGCATTCTTAGCATGTCTACAGCGTTGGATAACTTGAACATTCCAGAAGAGGGTCGATTTATCGTTCTTTCTCCTGAGTTCATCTCTTTGTTAAAACAGTCTGAGCTTCGTCAAGCGTACTTAACTGGTGACTCTGAGTCTCCACTGCGTAACGGCAAGGTTGGTATTGTTGACCGTTTCACGGTTTACCAAAGCAACATGTTGTTCACCGCAGCGTCTGGCGGCGATAGTGGTTACACCCACGTTCTTGCCGGTCACCCCAAAGCAATTAGCTTTGCTTCTCAGTTCACCAACACTGAAACCCAACGAATGGAATCTACATTCGGTGATCAGATTCGTGGTCTGAAAGTATACGGCAGCAAGGTAGTAGTACCTGATGCTCTCGTAGTAGGTAAGTGGACTTAGAAATAGGTCGAGGAGAGAGCTTCGGCTCTCTCCTCACTACTTATGGAAAGTGAAGGACGCTTGCAGCGTATAGAAAATAAATTAGACCAATTAAGCGAGTTAGTTGGGCAGATTGCCCGTGTTGACGAAAGAGTTGTGTCTATTCATAAGCGACTAGATCGGCATGAAAAAAGGCTGGACTGGTTAGAAGAACAAAAGCGTGAACTTGAAGCAGTTGTTCAGCAAGGAAACGCATCAACAAAGTTGTATGAAAGAGCGGGGTGGATTGTTTTCTCTGCTTTTGCAGCTTTCGCAGCGACTTACATGGTGGATTAAAGATGACTGCAACAAAAAAAGATGACCTGTACCAAGAGGCGCTAGATCAGCACGACGTTAAGTTAGACCGTCGATTATCGCTTGACCAACTCCAAGATCAGATCAACAGGCTTCAGTCATCAAAGAACAACCCTAAGAAGGAGTTAAAAGCTCCTGTCCCTAAGCTTGTCAAAAATGTGATGACGGGCAACGTATTTGAGTACAACGAATTATTTGCGGGAAACCCCGATTTACAGGTTATAGAATGGGAGACGGATGATGGCGACGACTAAGGTTGTAGAGATAATTGATCGGGCATCGATCATATTACAGGACAGCACTCACGTTCGCTTCCCAGAGGCAGAGCTACTAAAGTTTTTTAACGATGCTCAAAAGGAAGTTGTACTGCTGCGTCCTGATGCCAATATGCAAAACGCGACAATGACTTGTGTCGCGGGTAGTAAGCAGACGATCCCTGCAACAGGGTTGCGACTTGTGAATGTAATAAGAAACAATGGTGGAAGAGCCATAACACAAGTTGATCGAAAGATATTAGATGAAACGCTACCTGACTGGCATCAGTCGGTTGCGGATGGCACAAGAAAAATAGAACACTTTATCTTTGATCCATCTGATCCGAAGCATTTCTACGTCTATCCAGCCGCTACAAATTCGTTTGTGTTGGAAGTTTTATATAGCGCAGCCCCAACGGCGATAGCTATTTCTAATTTTTCTTCTGATACAACAGTTATATCACTAGACGATATATATGCGAATTGCCTACTAGATTACATATTGTATCGCTCATACCAAAAAGACTCTGAGTTTGCCGGTAACTCCCAGCGAGCAGCTATGCACTACCAGGGATTCAGTTCCGCGCTTGGCTCTAAGACACAGATCGATGGGGCTTTAACTCCAAGACCATCCACCCCCGATGCAAATCAAGGTCGCGGCTAATGAAGTTTTTAGATTTCGCTCAAATCGTTCGACCAGAATGCCATGGCGCTCCCGATTTCATAATAGAAAGAGCGGTAAGAGATTCGGCTATAGAGTTTTGCAAACGCACTGGAGTTTATATTCCCGAGCCCGAGGAGATTCTTGCGGTCGCCGGAGTAAATGAGTACGACCTTAGTGTTCCCAGTGGGACCGAGTTAAATTACATCACTGATATTTTTGCCGACTCCTTCAAGTTAAAACCTGTGAGTTACAACACGCTATTAGAAAGAGTAGGTGATGGATCTAATAGGGGTTCTCCAGCCTATTATGCACAGCGAGATAACGCACAATTCTTTGTCGCACCAATTCCCGACGCCACCAAAAAGCTAAGAGTGCTGTATTCATTAAAGCCAAGCTCAACAGCTACCAGCATTCCAGACACTGTCGGAAAAGAAAACAGAGAGGCTATAGCGCAAGGTGCGATCTATCGACTCCAAATGATGCCTGGTCAAGCTTTCACAGATATGGGATCTGCTAGTAATAACAAAACGCTATATGAGCGACAAGTTGGTAGAACAATTCGCCAAGTGAAATACGGCTTCTCTGGCGGCTCATTAACGGTCAGGAGCAGGGCTTTTATATAATGGCATATTCAACAACTTTAAATTTTGTGACGGGCGATACGCTTCCAGCCCTGACTTTGACGCTGAAAGATAAAAACACTGCTGCCTCTGGCGCTGTCTTAGATCCTGACAACAGTGATACTTGGGACGCGATAGATTTAACGGGTACTACAGTTCTTCTACGTTTGCGAAAGGTGGGTGAGACTGCCCTCGCAGACACTAGGACGATGTTGGTCACCAGTCCCACTGACGGTAAATGTGAAACTAATTTCGCTACAACTACCTTCGCTACATCTGGAACTTACGAAGGGGAAGTTGAAATCACTTACACAGGGTCTGGAGCGAAGCAAACAGTTCACGACCTTGTGAAGTTTAAAGTCCGTGAAGATTTTGACTAATGGCAACTAAACTAGTCATAAAAAGTGTAGACCTCCAAGCGGGGGCAACTACTGTCGACTTGAGATCTGTCTCAGCGAGCACTTTATTGTCGGCGGAATTTGTACTCGACCCAGATTCTTTGACTAGATATTTCTTTGACGCATTCCAAGTAACTGAAAGCGCCTCTGTTACTTTCAATAAGATAACTTCCGACATCTTTGCTTTTGCTGATTCTGCAACAACCAGCTTCGGCAAGAACCCTTTAGACACGTTTGCGTTTGCAGATGCCTTTTCACGCACAGTTCAGTATAGCCGTGCGCTTACTGACTCAACGACAATGAATGAAGCAACTGTCTTTTCCTTCACGAAAGGGAGCGCAGACTCATTCGTTGTCACGGATCAAGAAGCGATCACGTTCACAAAACCAACGTCTGACACTCAGCCGATTACTGATCTGTTTTCTCGGACTGTAACTTACAGCCGTAGTTTCGCGGATGCGTTCTCTATGGATGACGCAGCAACTATTGATGCGTTTAGCCGCGAAGACCAGTTAGCAAAAACCAATATCATTTCGTTTGCTGAATCTCAGACGTTTGGTGTAACTAAAGTTCTCGCTGACGCAGTAACAATTTCTGAAGACTTTAACGTACTTATTCTCCCACGCGCTGTGGTCAACGCAGCGCCACTTAACTTTTCGACGCTGAACTAAACAGGAATCAAACCAATGGATTTTAATTCGCAAATGGAAATGAAAGGTCGCTTGATCATTTCAATAAACAATGAGGTTGTTAGAGATATCGACAATCTAGTAGTCACAACAGGTAAAGGCTATGTGGCTTCTCGAATGAAAGATGCGACAGCTACGGCTATGAGTCATATGGCTGTCGGTACTGGTAGCACTGCTGCCGCCGCAGGCGACACAACACTGGGCGGTGAGGCTGCAAGAGTCGCTCTTGCCTCTACGACAGTGAGTGGAGCGGTTGTGACTTACGTTGCCACATTCCCCGCTGGTACTGGTACTGCCGCGTTAACAGAAGCTGCGGTACTTAATGCAAGCTCTAGTGGCACGATGTTGTGTCGCACAGTATTCCTAACGGTAAATAAATCTGCGAATGACTCCATGAGTATCTCGTGGGCTGTAACCGCCTCATGAGTATGTTGTTTGACATATTCAACATAGCAACAGCGGCAGTCGCTCTAGCGTCTGCAATTACTGCGGTTACGCCAACTCCACGCGACGATGAGCTAGTAGGTAAAGCATATAAGTACCTTGAGTATTTTGCGCTCGTGATCGGCAAGGCGAAAGACTAGGAAATAAGATGACAGTAAAGTTCACGAACAACGCTAGCACTACTGTAGCGACAGGCATCAATACGACTGCTACGTCCTTGGTCGTTGCGTCGGCTGCTGGCTTTCCTGCTCTGAGTGGATCAGGGGATTACTGCTACCTGACCATCCAGCAAGCTGCGGGGACGAATGTTGAAGTTGTCAAAGCGACAGCGCTGTCTTCTAATACCTTTACCATTGTGCGAGCGCAAGACGGGACTTCTGCTGGAAGCTGGTCTGTTAGCGATGTGGTGGAACTAAGAGTTACTGCTGCGCTGCTGACTGACATCGTAGATGCTGCAACGCACGACAGTAGCGTACTTGCCGTAGACTCGACAAATAACCGAGTCGGCGTAAATGACACGACTCCAAGTGTCACTTTAGACATAAGCGGAACGGATGCAATCGCGCTACCAGTTGGTACTACCGCGCAACGCCCCGCTGCTGGAGCAGGAAGATTCCGCTACAACAGTTCTCTTAGTCAGTTTGAAGGCTACACAGATGCATGGGGAGCAATCGGAGGTGGCGGAACAAATACGTTTACGACAGATACGTTCACAGCTAACGGGTCTTTAGTCGCTTTTAATTTGAGCCAAACCGTCGCTAGTGCAAACAACTTATTATGTTTCATTGACGGGGTTTTTCAAACGCAAGATGCCTACAGCATCGCAACAGCATCTGGTACTACTACGCTCACCTTTAGTGCTGCTCCAGCTAATGGACGAAAGATTGTTGTGTATTCGGTTGCGGCAGGTATATCAGGGACGAACCTCAACGTAGACTCGATGACGGGTGACGGTAGTGATGTAACTCTAACTCTGACAATAAACACGATTAAAGAAAACACACAGGTCTTTATAGACGGTGTCTATCAGGCAAAAGCCAACTATTCAATATCTGGAACTACCCTGACGTTCTCTACTGCTCCACCGGCTGGGTCGGCTGTCGAGTGCGTCACCATGACCCAAACTGAAATCAACGTCCCCGTAGATGGGACTATAACAAGTGCTAAGTTGTCTGGTGCTTTGACTACTCCAGCAGCCTTGACGGTTACTGGCGCATTGGCAGCTAACGGTGGTGCAGTCTTTAATGAGGCTTCTGCTGACGTAGACTTCCGTGTTGAGTCTGACGCAAACACACACGCTTTGTTTGTTGATGGTGCTACAGGCAACTTGGGTATTGGTATGGTGCCTCCATCGGACAGAAATTTAGCTGTTTACGATGCGAACAACTCCATTTTTTCTTTGCACAACAGCACTACTGGTACATCCGCAGGAGATGGTTTTCAACTTCAACTCGTCAGTGATGATGCCTATTTAGTCAATTATGAAGCGGGCGGTATTGTTTCGTTTTACACA